AACTGTCACAAAGTCGCCGGTCGCCAGATCGGCGTACGGTGCAATCCCACCAGCGTTGACGCTGCAAACATAAACCTGCCCAATTGTAAATCCCGCGTTGAATGTCAGGTTCCCGCTGACAGCATACTGCAAAGGCTGACCGGCTGAAGCACCATGCAGGGCAATGCCAACGCTTTGACTCGATGCTAAAACGTCTGCGTCTGTTGGCTTCAGTTTCAGGCTGTCTGTTGCGTCCTGATAAACAGGCTGCCCGGCTGTCACAGTTGCACCTGCAATGCCCATGACAACGCTTGTCGATGCTGTTCTGAGAACACTCGCCGCTGTCACTGATACGTCTGCCATCGCCTACACTCCTACGTGATTCATTTCCAGGCTGATTTGAGTTGCCCAAATGCCCGTCTGATCGTCTTGATTTGATTCCACTGGACCAACTGGCCTGCAGCCTGTGATATTCAATCCGGCTCCCTGATAGCTCTTGTCGGACCACGCCGTGATAACCTCTTGTGCCAGATCCTTTGATGCGTCATAACTGATCGAAAGGCAGGTCACTTTAACGGAGCTTCTCCAGCCTCGTGCTGAATTGGTTCGCCAAGCTGGTTCGGATGATATCGTCAGCACCACGCAATCATCGAAATAATCGTCTTCGTTTTCGTCGTCTGTCTGATCTTCGCGTTCCTGAATCACTTCGGTTGCTACTCGATACGAAGGCACAATGGCAGACAGTTCCGGAGTTGCTCCCCACCATTCGCTCAACGCCTGATCCAGTCCAGTTGCCGCCATTATGTGACCTTCGCTTTTCGCTTCGGTTTTGCTGTCGCCAGTTGCCTTAACTCAGTGCCGATAATCTTCCCGAGGATATTCATGTTTCTGTCAATTGTCGGCTTCAAAAACGGCCGTTGTTTGTTGTCTGGCCTGAACTCCCAAAGTGCCATGTACGGGGCAATTTTCTTGTCAACGAAGACTCTGGATTTTATCTGTTTGCCTTGTCGAAACAACTCCGCTTTGATTGCTGACTGGCCCTTGCCAGTTCTGCGTCTTGGCGGTTCTCCCGGCCTTGACGCCCCCGGATCTTCTGACGTCTCAACAGCAGAAGCACCAACGAGCGAAACATCACCTGTCAACTCTCTTCGCGTCCTCGCTCGTTCTGCGGCTTTCAATGCCTTTCTCTGTATCCTTTGTCGCTCCAGTTTTTTTTTCTTGCGTGCCTGAATTGCCTTGCGTGCACCTCGCAGTGCTTTGCTTGTATTCCGCTTGCTGGACTTTGTAAATCTCTTAACAGCACGGACTGTCTTCTTCGTTCTTCTTGCCAGTGTTCGCCTGGCTTTGTTCGTGCTGACTCTTGTTTGCCGGATTGTTTTTCGTGTCGTCTTTGCGATTCGCCTTGCCGCTTTTCGTCGACCTGACGACAACTTCTTCGACGCTTTCCGCACGCTCTTAACGGCTTTCGCCCTGAGCTTTGAATATGCGGTTTTCTTGCGGCGTTTCATGCCTCGTCCGGCTCACTTCGCTGACGTCTTCGGCTCGGTTGTTTTCTTTTCACGTACTGCCGACCCACAGCCATTTTCGCCAACTCTTTTACCTTCAGCGCCGCCTGTGTTAACGCTTCAGCCGTTGCTTTATCAATGCCGTCCAGCAGCTCTTTCGTTCTGTCTTTTCGCTTCAGCTTAAACATCCGCACGCCTCAAAATCAGGTACGGTAAATCGACTCGATTCAATGACGTTTCCAGCCTGTCGATGTAAAAACTTTCGCCAGCCGCATTTGTGACAGTATCCGCTGAGCCGATGTCGGAAACTGACTCCAGCATTAGATAAAACTCGCCTTCCATTTTACGCCGCTTGCCGTCTTCTCGAACGACAATTTCAGCAGACGACTGGAACCACTTTCCGCGAATGTTAAACGTGTGTTCAGGCGGTCCCGCAGTACCTGCGCCCTTCTTCGACACAACCCACCGCCTACGGCTGAATCTAACCATGTCATCCAGTTGCAGGTGGCAGTATGACCGCTGTAAAGCGGTCTCTGCCGGATCAGTATACATGACTCGCCACGTTGTCGTGGCGTTATTGCGTTTGACCTGAAACAGGTTGCCAGTTGCAACTGATGTCGTTGCAATTGGCGTCCAGATATGTGCACGCCGGATCGTCTGTCTGTCTGGCTGTTCAATCAGACGTACGGTTCGATCCAGCGTAGCACCTGCAGAATTCGTCCAGCGTGCCCGTTCCCCGAGTTCGTCGGTGTTCAGGATTGCACAGACGTCTTCTGCCATCTGGTCTCTCAAGCTCATCGCGTTGCCTTCGCCTGCTGAACTCGCGTCGCTGTGATGAAGTCACGGCTTGCCAGATTCTGGATCATGTTGTCATCGACCTCGTTCACGGTCAATGTCACTTCACGCCCGTCAGAGACTTCCAAAAAGCTGCCTGTTGAAAGACGGCTCCGAAAATGCCTCTTGTTTGTTTCTTTGTGGCGACCTTCTGCCGCGCTGCCAAGTCCAATCGAGTACGTTGTCATTTTTCAATTCCTTACCGCCTAAAAATTGCCCCGGCTGCATGGCGGACACAGCCGGAGCCAGGCCGAATCGTCATTCGGCCTGTTGCTCAATAACTCACGCCAATCAGGTTGTCAGTGTACAGAGAATCGACGTCCACCACGCGAAGTAACCGACGTTGTATCTCGCTTCCGACATAAACTTGACGTCCTTCGTTTCCAGATCGTCAAGCCCCTTCATCATTCGCGTCAGCGGTGCACGCCGCTGGAAGACGAACGGCTTCACGGCTTCCCCTGTTTTGAAGAGGTACAGCTTCACGTCGCTCGTCAGGTACGGGCTGGAAACAATCTGCGGACGATCCACAACAACGTTGCTGCTGTTGCTAATCAACTCGCTCTCCAGTGCGTCATACGCCAGATCTCGCAACGCAAGCGGGACCAGCAACGTCAGGTCGTTCAGCCGCCCAACCGTTGGCCGGTTGTAGAGTTTGCCCTGATCGTTCTTGAACGCCAGCATCGACCGAATCATCTTCCGAATTGCAGTCTTAACTTCGGCCACCGTTGGCGCGGAAGTGCTGGCGACCGTGCTCGTGATGTCGTTCGATTGGGTTCCGGAGTTCCCCCAAACGTGATCAGTGTCGTAGAAAAACTGGCCATCGAAGCAGGCTGTGCTTTCGCCCTGCTCAAGCACCGAAAACCACAGTTCATCCGGGTGATGTGCAGCCTCGATTCCAAGCTGCTCAAGCACCGGCCCGTACTGCCCAAGGTTGTCGTCTGCCAAGTCTGTTTTCTTAATCAGCAGACTGTTTTCCCAGTGCTTATTCTCCAGCACAAAATTGGCCGCCCGCAACTCAGAGAACTGGCGTTCCCCAAGCCACTCCCGCATCCCGGGCATGTTCCCGATCCACCCGTATTTCTCGCTGCTGCGAACGCTTGTGGCGTCGTAACAAACTTGCGGGTAGAACGGAGTGGATGCCGCCACCCGATTGTCAAATTTCGCCGTCAGGTCTCTCAGCTTGATTTGTGCTGATGCAATATCCACAGCCATCGTCAGATCCTTTCAATCAAAAACATCAGCCCAGCACGTCGATCATGACGTCCATCTGAGTTGCCGAAACGTAATTCACTGCCCGGCCAATCCGAGAAGCACTCGTCGATGTTGCAGTGATCGTAAAATTGTCAGTTGCATAAATCAGGTCACCGGCAATTGCCTGCGTGAAACTTGACCCAGTCAACCGGAACACGCCCTCACTGTACAACTCACAAACCTTGTCACCAGCCGACCCTCCGGAGTTGTCACATTGCTGGTAAACGACTCCCGCAAAGGCATTCGCCCCGGCGTTGTCGTCGTTTGTGATAAACCCCGTCGAAGCATCCCAGAACGCCAGTGTGTTCTGATAAAGATTGACCGCAGCCGCCTTACACGCAATGATGTCGCCTGCGTCCTGCATCAACACAACTTGATTCGCTGTTACTGCCATGATTCAGTTCCTCACTTCTGCAAAGGCTCAAGGCCATCATCAATCCGACGGCTTCGGATGTACTGCTCTTCTGACACGCTCAGAAGACTCCTGTGCTGATTGAATTCCGCTTTGTACTTCGCGTTCGGATCGGCTGGTGGCTCTGGTGCAGAATCCAAAACGCTTCCGCGCTTGCCCATCAGATCCTTCAGCGCCGCCTGAGTTTCAGCAACGCTAAAGCCAGCATCAACAAAAGCGTTAAATTTCTCCCCCGCTCCAGCCAGGTCACATAGTGCCCTGATCTTCTTGCAGCGGTCACGCTCAATTGCCGCCAGATCGGCTGTAGGAGTCGCGACAACCACCGGCTCAACCACAGCACTCAAATCAGCCACCGGCGTTTCTGGAACCTCGCTCGGTTGTTCAGTTTCTCCAGGCATGGCCTGTCCTTTACTCGAAAAATATCGGTCCAGAAACGCTGAGATACGACCTCGGACCACATCAGGTTCCGCATCTCCAAAATATGAACTCAGCAAGGCTGTTGCCTGTGCTGGCAGGTCTCGCAAATCTGCATTGAGTGAAAAGAATCCGCCTCGTGTTGCTGCTGGTTCGTCGACAACGTCACCGGCCTTGATTGCAGCAAACCGCATTGGCCACATTGACCGCTCTTCTGTCGACTTGCCGGAATTCAACTTCTCGAATTGTGCCAAGTCGCCACGGTCCAACTTTGTCGCCAGGCTCACGCCAAATGATTCAGGATCGCTTTCAGCCAGATCCATGACATAGTTACCAAGATCGCCCTGCGGACTGGTGAAAGCAGCGTCTGCAATATGCAGGTCGCCTCGCAGCGTATCGCCTTCGATTCGCACGTTCTGCCATCGACCCAAATAGCTGCCCATGCCATCAGCGGACATATTCGGATGCGTGAATCGGGCCTTCAGTCCGTTCCGGCTTTGGTTCGCGAACTGATACGCCTGGTCAAGTGTCTTCGCGTCTACAGTCCATGGACGTGCTTCCACGTCGTTCAAATCGCCAACCTGCATCAGTGACGCACCGAAAACCACGTTAGCTTTTCGGTCCACCCTGACAGGTCGCTCAGCCGTTGTGTCTGTTCGGAAAAATCCCGGATCGGTTGCAGTTTTAAGCTGGTGCATTCTGTGCCTCCATTGGTTTTGCTGTTGGCTCTTGTGTTGTCGATTGCAATCCCAGCCCAGCCCGGATCTTATTCAATCGGGCTTCCATCTGAGCTTTTGCAATTTGCTCACGCTCAATCTGAACGAGTGTTTCATCGAAGTCTCTGCCACGGCTCGCAAGACTTTCGGTTTGAGTCGTAAGTCCCGCACCGATTGCCAGAATATCCGCGTTGACTTCTTTCTCCGGATCGACCCACGGCCAACCCGGCGGAATCCATGCGTGTTGCAGAAAGTGATCTCGGTTTTCTTCGTACTTGACCGGATCGACGTTCAGCTTGCCCTGTACCACGCACTGGTCGATGAACCTTGCCCACACTTTTCGGTAAACCGATTCGATGTCCAACTGCTGCCAAATACGGAACGTGATTCGCCCGTCAATCAGGGCCAATCGCCCACCGCTAAAATTGTTCGTGAACTGTTTTGCCAGCAATTCGTACGGATACCTCAGCGCTGCCGCTACACCATGCAGTGACCACTCAACATACGGCCCCAGCGTTGTGCCAGGCCGCGCCGGATCGCTGAACTGAATGCCTTCGCCTTCTGCCAGATACTGAATGCTGCCAGGTGCCAGATCCTCAAGGTTTGATCGTGACCTCCCCTGTTCCGCCAGAATCACAGGATCAGTCACACCAGTGACGAAAGCCCCATGACAAGCGGCAACCTGTTCAGCAACCAAATTGGCGTAAACGAATTCCTTCAGGTCTTTCAGTTTTGCCATTGCCGGAGCCAGCCACGGAACACCTCGAAGTTGTCCCGGTGTCTGCTCTTCGTAGCAGTGCAGCAAGTCGTCAAGACTTACCTCTTCTTCTTCAAGGCTGTAGGCGTAGCTGTCGTTCGGTAATGTCTTCGTGACGTACGCCGCAACTGGCTTTCCGCTTGCATCCAGTTTCATACCCAATCTACGGCGTTCGTTGCCGTTGTTTGCGCCGTAGCTGTAAAGCGGGATTCTCTGCGGGTGAATGACCTGAACCGTCATAGTGACTGGCTTCGTCAAGTCGTCATCGTCTGCCATGTGCAGCCACGACTCACCGAAAATCCCGTTACACCGTTCGAGCATTCGCTGCTTCAGGTAAAAATCCTGATGCTCTGACCACTTGGCAAACAGCCATTCGCTCATGACGCGAAATTCTTCGGCTTGTGCTGGCGTCAGAATGCCACGTTCAGCCTGTACTCGACATTGTGGACGGATGCCCGTTCCAATGACATTGTCGACCCGCCCATTGATTGCAGAAGCGGCGTAAACGTCCGTTCGGTACAGATCGTTTGCCCTGTCAATCAGCGTCTCAAGCTCTGATTGAAGTGCATCGTTTGCCGTCAGCTTGCTGGCCATCCATCGCTCACCGCGAAGGCGGTCATGATCGGCCGCTTCCCACGCTGTGAACCGGCTTGCGGCTCGCTCGGACATTGCCACCCGGATCTCATGGTCGATTCGTGCACGCACTCGACGTGCCGCCAGTGCAGGCGATACGGCGGAGATAACCCGATCAATGCGAGTGAGTCTCTTCGCGACGTCAACACGTTTTTCAAGACTGTCAGACATTGCGGAACCTCACAAGATTCCTACCGGCTGCAAGACCGCCGGACGATTGCCTTCGCAGGTCCGAAATTCTGGAATCCAGTTCCGCAAGCCACGAGGACGTCGGTTCTTTTGTTACGACCTGACCATCGACTGAGTAGCTAACAACTGGCGAACCAGACAGCAACGCTCCTTCGACCTTGTCGCGGATTTGCTCAAATAGTGCCAGACGTTCGGAAGCTGATTTTGCCATGACAATCATATTGCCATATTGCCAGCAAATTGGAACCCGCTAATTCCAATCGTTTGGAATCAACTCAATACTCTCGCCGTACGACAGTCTGAAATCTGTTGCCGCATTGGCAAGCCCGATACTGTGTGGCAAAGCCTCCAGCCGTCGCCGTATGTTGCACGCTTGCGAATCGACCGCACGACGGGCAAAGTCCATGCCCTGAAACCTGATGCCACTGCGTGTAAGCTCGCTTTGTGTAGCCCGGTTGCTGTAATGGCTTCATTTCCACCCTTTCACGAACTTCTGCGGCTTTTTGCCCGAAATTACACCGGTTTGAGACTGATTCTCGTTCTTTTTTTCCTGTCGTTTCGCTTCTGATTGTAACACCTCCATTGCCACAAATGAAAGATAACAGGCGTCCAGAAGGTGGTTTCGCGAAAAGGTCTGAACCCACCGCGTAACATTACCCTTGCCAATTTCGAAGGCCTGTGTCTCACGCTCGGCGGTCAACTGCTTCGCGACTTCTGCTCGCCCTTCCGGCTTGTCCGTGTGTGGTAGTAACAACGCCGTCGGACTGTCGGCGCTGACTGATAATGCCTGATGGACTCGCCGCTTCCATTGGTCTGCGTTGTTCTGGTATTCCCGGAACCTCTTAACGCCTCTGGTGAATGCGACGTCATGCCACCCGTCACCGATGCGGATTGTGGTCTTTGACTTGTCCTTCGGTGCGTAGTAGCTGGCTCCTGCGTGTTGCTTGAATCCGAAGCCCTTGGCTGTATTCCACAACTGGTGATCCTCGCATGACGCGCGGACCAGATCCGTCTCCCAGCCTGCGTCGATTAGGACCATGTCCACCGACTGATTGCCGCCTGTTTCCATTTCCCAGCCGACGTCGAACTTTTCTTGTAGCAGCCTGATCGCGTGCGGAATAGCGTGTTTCAGGTCTGTCAGTTCTCGCTGAATCGGCTCAAATCCGTAGTCGATACAAAGGGGCTGGCCGTTCGCCATCTCGGCAGTCACAAACCAGTCAAGCTGCGCCGCTCGAACGTCCACACCGGCCGCAATCCGCTTCACGCCAGAAGGCACCGTGCCGCGTCGGTATTGGCTCTGTCTGTGCATGATCGTCTTCCAGTCCAACGGCTCCACGTCGCGTTCCTTTGGCTTCGCAGGCAATGCCCACGTCCATTGCAGCAACTCCTTTTCCGCGTTGTCTGAATTAACCTCGCGTGCCCCTCGCCACTCGTCAGCTCCGACGATTCCCGCAGTGACGAAAGTATTGGTAGCTGCTGAATACCGGAAGCCCATTGTTTTGCTTTGTGGTATCTCTCCAGTGACAGATCCATCCGGAAGGATTATCTGCCCCTTGTGCTTCAGTTTGCAATTCTGCAACTGCCTCAGCCTGATTGTGTCGTTAAACAAAATACCGCACGAGGGGCAAGCCCATTGAGTCTTCGATTCTGCCTCAAACTCTGTCGCGCAGTCCTGCCAGCCAATCAGATTTGATCTGTCTGGACTGATCCAGTCATCGCAAGAATGACACGGAAAAACGACTTCACCGGCAGTGCCGTTCATGAACTCCTGCCAGATCCGGCCCTCCTCGATTGTGACCGTCGATTCCAGATAAATCCGTGCCTGCCCGCTTGCTCGATATGCTCTGACTCGCCCTTCCATCTGCTTCAGTTTTGTCGCTTCGTCGGAATTGCCGCCAGTCTGATCTAGGTGCGAAACCTCAGTTACCACAAGCACCGGCCCCGTGAATCCAGCTCGCTTTTCGTCACCTCCTCCGGCCGTGATGAATTTCAAGTTCGCCCCGTTGCTGAACTGAATCAGTTCCGGCGTTCCACCCGCTGAACCGCCGCCTTTTTTAGGCAAGAAGCGTGCGTACTGGCTCGCCTCAATTGCTGGCCTGATGTCGAGCTTCCATTTGTCGTTTGCCATGTCCATACTGGGCAAGCCGAACAAAACCGTTTGGTTTCGCTCGAACAAATGATACAGGATCGGGATAACAACAAAGGCCAGTGTCTTCCCGGACTGCTGCGGTCCAGTGCAGGCGTACCGGAACCAATTGCCCTCGTCGACTGCTCGGAAAAACAACCCGTGTGCAGGTTGTCGACTGATCCGGAATCGCTGGCCGCTGTACGGGCCATCGGGAAGGACGATTTCCTGTTCGGCGAAGACGGCCATGCCTCGATATCTGGCCTGTCTAGGAGGCGGTTCCAGTTGTCGCGTCGCCCGGAGCAAAAGCATTTTCTTCCAGCCGTTTCCTTAGCGTTGTTAAGATATCCCTGACGTGATTTTCTGCAATTTCAATCGCTCTATCCTGATCCTCGCGAGGCAAGGCAGCAACAACCAATCCCGGCAACTGCATGCATAAGTCTCTGGTTTCTGAAAGTGCAACTGACGCCCACGCCTCAACCTCTTCCAGCTCAACCATGGTTTTCCGGAGTCTGGCAAGTTCAAGCCGTTCACCCTCCAATTTAACTCGGCCTCGCTCCAGGTCCTGCATGTGCTTTTCATGTCGCACACCAACTGAGTTTAGGCGATCAATCTTCCATTTGACGACCTCGCTTAGATCGTATCCTTCTGGTCCACCTCCCGGCATAGGCGGAGTCTCTGTTCGCCAGTTTTTTACGGTCTGGACAGCATACCCGAAAAACTCAGCCACCTCCGCCAAGGTCTTAACCGACCATTGCGAACGCAACGACTCCTGTGCTCGCGTGTGTGCTTTGTGCTCCAGCAGCAACTCACGCGCAGCCTCAAAATCTTCTGGAGTTTCGGCACTAAGTGCCAAGCTCTTCAAGTAGTCGACGTTTATGCTCAGCAAGGTTCTCTACCGTTACAGGGCCAAGTTCGAGTGAGTGTGTGTGTCGATGCTCCTTCGGCTTTGACGACTCTTCAGCACTGTCGTTCTGTGCTTTCATCTTCAGGATCGTTTCAATAGCCTTCAACCTTGTCGATGGGCTTTCTTTGCTGCTGACAGCCATTGCCCCCGCTATTTTGGGCAGAACTGACATTAACTGTTCCGGGATATCCCAATCATGCCGAATGGCCTGCCGGATCATTTGCAGGTCGCCGCGGGTGTGCTTTGGATCGGTAAGGAGCGTCGTTTCTGTCATTGTGTTATGTCCTTGCTGGCAATAGCCACTGATTAATTACCGCCCTTGCAACTGCCTCAGTCATTTTAGGCGGTACGCTCATGCCGATCATGTATTTGCCGATCTTATCTGTCTTTGCGTGATAGTCGTCCGGGAAAGAGCCGAGGCGTTTCCATTCTCGGTAAGTGAACAACCGAGGACTTTGCCAGTGCAGCGTGTGCTGATGCTGCGAAGTTAATGACGGACTTGGTTTCGTTCTGCTCATTTTCACTGATGTAAATCCTGATCCTTTTTCTCCAGCCCGCTCTTTAGCACAAGCAAACGACTCGCCCTCTGATGTGCTCGCGTACCACTTCACATAACATGGCGGCGCCTTCGTATCTTTTTTTTCCGCCACTGTCAGTTCCTGCAAATCATCACACGCCTCGCCTGCACTGATCCATCGGTGTTGCGGCTTCAGCACCAACGGTTTCGCCTTAATGTCATCACGAACCGCACAGAAGAAAACTCGCTCGCGACGTTGCGGAACTCCGCAGTCAGCCGCATTCAAAAGGAACAACTGAACACGGTAGCCAATCTCTTTGAATCGAGCCATGATCAGTTTCGTGTAGCCTTTAGCATTTCCAAGAATCATCCCCTTGACGTTCTCTGCAATTGCCACGCGAGGCCTGAGCTTCTCAACCAGATTCAGGTAATCAAAAAACAAGTCAGACAACACCTGCGTTGCCTGCCCCTCTCGGAATTTCTTATTCTTGCCCCACGCCTTTTCCCGGCTTCCAGCCATGCTGAACGTTGAACACGGGGGCGAGCCGTCAAGAATGTCCAAGTTGAAAAGTTCGTCTGGCAGATCCTTTTTCAGCAGGTCGCCAATCGGGCACAGGTAATAACTTGGCGGTTTCAAGTTGTGCTTGTAGTGCCAGGCCATTTCAGGATCGATATCGTTTGCCGCAACGATTGTGCATCCCGCCCGCTTGTAGCCCATCGACGAACCGCCACCGCACGCAAACGTTGACATAACCGTCAATCCGTTTTGCGGAACACTGGTAAGGTCTTTCAGTGACCACGCACAATCAGGCTTTTGGAGGATCGAATTCAAATTGACACCTCGGGCATTTGCATTGCATTTCGAAACTGTCTGTGTTTACTTCTTCCGTACTACTTTCAGGCGGTTCAGTTTCCCCCGCTTCAAACCCCAACATCTTCGACAACTCCCCCGCATCAAACCCAGTCAGCCCCAAATCAATATCATCAGCGTGCAGGTCCTGCAACTCGTTCGACAGCATGGCCTCATCCCAGCCACTGTTCAGGGCAATGCGGTTGTCCGCCAGGATATACGCTCGTTTCTGGGCGTCGCTTAAGTGACTCAGGCGAACACACGGGACCGACTCCAGTTTCAGCAGGCTGGCCGCCATGACTCGCCCATGCCCTGCAATGATGCCGTTCTGACTGTCAATCAAAACGGGAGCATTAAAACCGAACTCCTGAATACTCCCGGCAATCTGTGCTACTTGTGAATCGCTGTGTGTCCTCGCGTTACGAATGTAAGGAATCAGTTCCGCCGTCGCGATATGCTCCAGAACCGCAGTCTTAACCCCTGACCCCTTTTGTTTTTGCTTACTCAAAAGGTACTCCGCCTTTTCAAAAATGTTCAAACACAAAAAAACAGGGATGCTGAAGCCCA